AATCCCCCTCGTTGCCTTCGGTTATTACAGGCCGTTTGGTCTGTAGTATAGATGGTATAATGTCTTTGAAAAGGTCAGCCATTAATGCTTAATTCTTTTGTTAAATTTAGAATTTAGAATAGGAGCCACATATTCATCCATTATATCATCATTTATTAAATCATCATCAAAAGGATAATCTTTTTTCAATAAAATTTTACAGTAGAGATTCATGGGATTAATTTTACCAAATCTAGCCTTTTTGGCTGCTGGATGGTTTTCATCGTCTCTGGAACAATCCAATATTTCTTTTACAAACCTATATATTCTGTTTGAGCATCCATTTTTTTCTGAATTTGAAGTGCCTACATATAAACAATTACTTTTATTTGGTTGACCTTCAAAAATAGAATAAATTCCTGGATAATCATACTTTACTTGAGGAACAAAAACTTCACCTAAATCCAATTCTTCATATAATCTTATTGAAACCGATCTATCAATTTTATTAAACTTAATAACATCTATTCTAATGGATGGTACAGATAATCCTTTTTGAACTATCTTTCTGGCCAAATCTTCATTAGTTTGAATAAATTCGCCTAATAAATTTATCATCACACAAACTCACAATCCACCATGATTTCTGTCAGGCAAGCCACGAGATTAATCTCCTGGTCGGCCACGAAAGCAGACTGATATTGATACTTGGCCAAAATAACAACAGCCTGCGGAATGCTATTTGGCTTTAGATACTCATAGAGACTATCATAAATCTTACGATAGACACGGGCCGGTTCAATATCAGAATTGACGACAACCCACTTTCGCATTTCAGCAAAGTTCTTTTCTTTCAGGTTTTTTACAAGTTCACTTATCTTGCGTATATCGGAAACTTGAGAGACAATACCAGCATCAATAGAGCCAGAATTGCTATACCGTTGGAGTTCATTAAGAGTTCTACGATAATCTGGAAAGAACTTCTGAATAATCTTGACAACAGCGGGACGATCATATGTAATCTTCTCCTGTGTTAGGATTTGTTCGATGCGCTTGAGGAACAAAGCGGCCATTTCTGGCTTTTCATCTTTGTTTAGGCTGAAATCAATAACAGAACACCTCGAATGAAGAGCATCAATCAGGCGAGACTTGAAGTTACAGGTAAAGATAAAGGTACAATTAGAAGAAAACTCCTCAATCGCACCTCTCAGGCCAGCCTGTGCTTCAGGTGTCAGATAGTCAGCCTCATCAAGGATGATAACCTTGCGACCACCGGTCAGGGAAATGGTAGAAGCATAACCCTTGATCTTGGTTCGCAAGGTATCAATACCACGCTCATCCGAAGAATTGATGAATAGATTATTGACACCAATCTCATCACACATGGCCAGAGCAACGGTAGTTTTACCAACACCAGCCGTGCCAGTCAGCATGAGATTAGGAATAGACTGACTATCTACATAGCCCTGAAAGACTTTGCTGATACGCTCAGGCAAAATACAATCAGAGACTTTGTGTGGCCGATATCGTTCTACCCAAAGGAACTCTGTCACTTATCTTCACCCTTGACAATGAAACTATAGAAGTCTTCAAAGGTATTGTTCTCTTCAATCTCTTCATTGAAGTTAGCCTTATAATAAGCCTTGGCCATACGCTTGATAAGTTTCTTATCTACACCAAGGCTATCATAAAGATTGTTAACCGCTTCCTTCTGTAAGTCTCTTTCAGCGGCAATACGGGTCATGGAATCATTCAGTTCCATGATGGTGCCCTTGATCTTCTTACGATCTTCCGCTGAAAGAGAGTTGAGGCTTACATGCGGCTTATTATGGCCAATCATACTCATTACTTGGACTCCAATGCTACGAAATACTTGAGCTTGCGGGTCTTGCTGGTAAACTTGGAGAAACCAGAACCCATAATCTCTACTGTATAATCATCAGAAATGACCTTGATGTTATCAACACTAAACGAAGCATCAAAGTCCTTGCCATCATACGGGCAGAGGTCAGTCATAACGGTGTTAGATGTGTCGGCCTTCTTATCATGAGCCATAGCCACAAGTTTACCATTCTTGCCGATGATGGAAAGATTAGGTAGATTGTTCATCGTGGCCAGCTTGAGCATCTTGTTGAGAATGTCTGTGGTGATATCAAACTTGACATCCACGCTCTTCATAACAAGGTCCTTATCGGGTGGAGAAATGATAAGGGTAGGCGAGCAAGCATGATATTCAAGCTTCATCTTACCATCATTCATGACCACACAATCGGCCTTGAAAGTAAGATCAGGATTATTCAGTGTCATGACATTACCAAGGAACTGGTTCAGATCATAGATACCAAAGTCAACGGGAATATCATCCGCAAACTCTGCTTCGACCAGAACAGTCTTGTTAGAGGACATACTCCGCTGAACATTTCCCTTACGCAGAACGATGCTTGAATTGATGGAAGAAAAGTTCTTCATCATAGACAGCATATCATCAGATAACTTCATCATATAAACTCCTTAGAGGTTGATTTTCACAGGTCAATAATAACACAGATTTACAGGAATTACAAGTTCTCTTTGTCATGAACATGTAATTGAATGATAGCATAATGGATAACCTTCATTAGGTCTTTGCGCCAATCTTCAGGTCTTCCTTTTCTACCATATCTCTGGGCATACTTCAGAACATTACCAATACAAAAACCAGTACCATGACCACCATCAATAATAAACTCGGTGGCCTGGTACTTGTTTTGTGAGTAATGTTGCCCATAGGTGGAGTCGATATAGTTTTTGATTTCCTCTATCGACTTATCTTCATCATATTTGTATTCAATCGTCATCACTTTTCACCAGTTTTAGGACTTTCTTTTTGTCCGGTTCAGAAGGTTCCTGAAGCCATGTAAGATAATCTTGTAATTCTACTTCAGAATCAAAAAATTGGCAAGATCGACCTTCATTGCCCTCCGTTAATTGTGCTAAATGGTAAACACAACTATAAGGTCTTTCACAACCAGTTTTATGAACGAGGTAAAATCCTTCACTCAAATCTTCAAGAATTTTTCCGTGAGTGTAATATTCATCCGTAGAAAAAAGAAAATATTTTCCTACAAGAGGCATTAGAGGTTGCCTGTCAGAGCAGCAATCTTGTTCATATCGCCAGTAAAGGCATATGTGCCGATATGCTGCGTCTTCATCCATGGGCAAAGCCAGATTTGGCCGCCGATTGCTCTCCAATACTGACAGAACATATAATCTTCTGATAGATAACGGTGAGAATCTGGATCGATCACGGTATCAAAGTATGCATGGATATATCTTGAGCCGTCAAAGTTGGCTTGGCCAAGATGATCGGGCTTATAGTTGAGGTGCGGATATTCTTCCTTGAACTTATCAAAAACAGGGCGCTTGACCATCATAAAGCCAGTTCCGATTTCCATAACTTCAAGAGGCTCTGTAACCTTGAACTGCTTGGTGCCAGGAACAGGATTGAAAACATAATCACCAACCAGACCATCAAGTTCACCTGGATCAAACTTGTCGTTTTTATTCTCTACTTGTCTCTTAGACGCAGAATAAATGTTTTTCCAATTGATTGATTTCTTAGGATATGGCCCGCCAATAACATCTTTATCAAGAGCAATTAGAGCCATAACATCATTTGGATCGTATGCAATATCGGAATCAATAAACAATAGATGGGTAAAACCAGAACGGAGAAATTCATCAACAAGATAATTTCTGGCTCTTGTGATTAGGCTTTCATTAAACAGGAAAGAAAAACGAATTTCGACACCATACTTAGCACAAAGACCCTGTAAATCTAGACTTGTCTTAGTGTAAAGACCATGACAATTACCACCATACATGGGAGTAGCAACAAACAATTTAGCTTTTCTGAGGTCTTCAATCTTGATCGATAACTCCATAATAATTACTCCTATAATAAAGAAAGAGGGCACCTACTCTATATAGGCGCCCTCTTTGCTGTTAGCAGCCTAGATTAGGCTGCGATGCGGTAGTGCAGCTTCCGCTGGCCGTTCACCATGCGGTAGTTGCTGTAGATCACGCGGCCAGGTTCCTGGCGGAGATCAGCAACACGCTTGTAAACGGTTGACTTGGAAACACCGGCAAGCTTGGCAATCTTGGCAACGGTGACACCAGCACCACGACGGTTCTGACGCAGGACCTTGGCAACACGACTTAGCTGAGACATTATATACTCTCCTTATAGTCACATTTAGGTTATGAAGGAATCATGATGGCTGTGACCATTTACCATCATGACTCCACTATAACACAGGAAAGAACCTGTGTCAAGCACTTTTTAGTAAGTTGCTGTGGGACGACCATCAATCGTGACTGTGGTATTGGCAACAGCCTCGTTGGTAGTGGGCGCAACAGTCTCGTCCATCTTCTTATAGAGGTCGAGGAAAGATTGCTTGGTGTCAACATCAAAGCGGTTCAGGCAAAGTTGAATAGACTTTTCCCGATCACTAAAGATGGTGAAGGCCTCACAGATATGGACAAGTCGGCGCGTCGAGATAAGTTCCGAAACGGCGCCTTCATAAAAGGACTTACGAGTGATATCAGCCCAAGCAACAAGCTTAGACACAAAATCGCCATTCTCAACACCAGCCTTGGCCAGCACATTGTTGAGGATCTTTTCTTCAGTCTTAGAAGCAGGATATTCCTGTTCAAGGGTAATGCTGAAACGCTCAAGGAACGCTTCGTTCATTACATTGGTGCCAATAAAGCGACCATCATCCGAGCCCTTGCCCTTGGTATTAGCAGTAGCGATAATGTTGAAACCAGGCATAGGCGTGATGACCTTGTTAATCTTTTTCAGATAAACAGGCTTGCCTTCAAGGACAGGCTGAAGGCACATAAGCTTGTTAGAGCCAAGGTCAACCTCGTCAAGGAGCAGGACAGCACCGCGCTCCATAGCCACGATAACAGGGCCATTCTGCCAGACAGTCTTACCATCAACAAGGCGGAAACCACCGATCAGGTCATCTTCATCCGTTTCAATCGTAATGTTTACACGGACCATTTCGCGCTTTTCGGCGGCACAGACCTGTTCAATCATCATGGTCTTGCCGTTGCCAGAAAGGCCCGTGATATACATGGGATAGAACTTACCAGACTTTACGATAGTGCGGACATCCGTGAAGTGACCAAACGGAACATAACCATTGGCCTTGTCAGGCACAAGGTTGATAGCCGCAGGAACATTAAGATTGACCGCAGCAAGAGCCATGTCAGCCTGGTTGACAACCTCAACAGGAGCGGCCATAACAGGAACGGTCGGCATAACAACCGACTTGGTGCTGGTCGTTTCGCGCTTGGTCTTAGCCGCAACGGGACCAGTCAGGCTATAAACACCACGACCAACACGATACTGTGGATCGTTTACGAGCCAGTTAGGATATGAGACATTTTTCTTAGAGCAGATTTCCAGAACCTGGGTGCGGTCGAGGGTCTTTACATCACCGAACACGGCCTTGGCGGCATTCAGGAACACATTGCGGTCAACAAGCTTGGGCATTTAGGTCAGAGTCCTTTTCGTTTCTATGGTGGTAGGATAGCAAATGGAATGGATATTGTCAACCATTTTTTGACACTTTTTCCATGAACCGGTTCAATAGGATACGATTGACAGTCTTTTTCTGTGAGAACTTGGCAAAGGCTTTGGCCATTTTGTTCTTGCTCATGGATGAATCAATCTTAAGTTGTGTATCCGTATCATTCTTACTGGAAGGTGTATTGATGATATAGTATTCATCATAGCCTTCGGAGGTTATGGAAATGAACTTATCGTTTTTCCACATGTCTTGCATTTTGTTCCGATATTCAGGATTTGCATCCAGTTCAAATCTATCGGCCAGTCGGCTAAACTTGCTGGTTTCATAAAGATAGAAACCAATCAGGTTGCAGCCTGTCCGTTCCTTGAGGATTTTCAACCAAGTTGGTGTGGAGCGAGTCCAATAATAACGGCCGCGATCAACACGGTATTCTTTTTTGGTAACATCGTCTTGAATAATGTTGATGGCTTTATTGTTATTGGAGACACCAGCAACACCAAAGTTAGTAGGAGCGGATTCACCATCGGTAAGGAAGATAGTATTGACGACCTGAAGTTTGTTGCGAATACGGAAATCGTTGACAAGTTTGGATGCCGCAGCAATGCAAGGGTCAAGAGGAGTTCCGTTCATAGTATCATAAGGCGAGTGGATCTTGCACAAAGCCCACAGATGATTATAGGCCGCAATCAATTCTTGAGATTTCATCCGCGATGAAAGCACATTACGGAGTTTGAAATAACCGGCAAAAAATACGCTGTTTTGATTAGCCACAGAATATGTTTTGTTTTTAGGTTCCGTATCATAACGGCCATGGTCGCGGAACAGATAGACCTCAAAAGGAATCTGGACACGCTTACAGAACATAGTCAGGCCAAACAGTTGCTTCATGGTATATTTGAGGTTGCCGTGCATAGAACCAGACCAATCAAGGAACATGATGAAGCCATGGTTTTTGCCCTGAGGCACAGTGGCCAGGCGGCGGAAGATATCATCATTATACTTGTATGAGTGGAGTTTATTGGTATCAATCACACCAGTTTTGGACACCGAAATGCGGGAATAAAGGTCAGCAGCCTTACGCATTTCAAATTCTTTGACCATATATGAAATGGTGGTATTTTCTTCAGCCTTGAACTTGTTCAATTCAGCAATATTGGTATCCATCCAGTCTTTACTATAATAGCCAATGCTGTTTTTCACGTTTAAATCACAGTCAGCCAGGAACTTGGGATAATCATCGACAATTTCGGTATAGTCAAAAGTCGGAATCTTGAAATAGTTGAATGTATATCCGCTATTGGAAACGATTTGCTGTTTCCGTTCTTCATAGGTGCGGTCCGTTTGTGCTTCAGGGACGGCATCACTGGAAGAATACCCACCAAGGTCGCCGGTTGAGGTATCATCGGATTCTTCATCAAAGTCGCCGTCATCATCGGCATCGTCGGCATCACTATAACGATAAGACATGGCGTCGGACGACTCATCGCCTTCACCATTATCACTATCATCACTATAGCCTTCCATATCACCGTCTTCATCAGCCGATGCTTCAAGGTCGCTTTGTGAAATGTTATTTTGTTCTTCTTGCTTGGCTTTGGCCAAACCAAAGAGCATATCAGTCAGTTCAACAACCTGTTCCCACGTTTCCGTGTTTTCCATTTTGCTGAGATACTGGCGCTCTTGAGCCGTGAAAGGAATATCCAGTAGAAGATTTCCGCCCTTGAAATAGATGTTAGCCCGGTCAATAAAAGTAAGACTGGCCACTTCACGATCCTTGATACCAAAAAAATCACGTTCAAGGAGTTCTTTATAGCCAGCCAGATAGTTCCGCTTGGAACCAGGATAACGCCGCTTCTGACGCTTATCAATACGGGCATCTTCAACCACATTAAGGAACGATTTAATCGCCATCATATAACGGAGGTCGTCGTTGTCATAATGTTTTTTGGCGATTGTTTTGAGGGCGGATTCCCAACCATCCGCCGGCGTATCAATAGCATGGCCCGTTTCATGGACGCTCAACATATCATGGAGGTCTTCTGAAATGTTTTGCCAGACAGGAAGGTAAAGGACGCGGGACTTCACATCAAAGGAAGCCGTAGAGGCATTAGGATTATATTGAATAGAAATGTTTTCCGTGGCCAAAAGTTTGGCTAGCTGAGATTTAGCATTGGTATTGATAGTAGGTTGTGCGTTCATGTTTCGCTCCGATTTATTACAATAATACAGGAGCCACCATAAAACACAATACCACCAAGGGCATGGCTGATATGCGGAAATGCATGGTACATATACTAGAGGTTGTATTGGTTGTATTTTACAACCTAGCGACCTACTTGTGGAAGATACTTTTCTTTGGTTTCTTCCCAGGTCATGTAAATCAGGTCATCATAGAATAGCGTTTCGCTGGATAACCTGTTTTTCTTTGATAGCATCTTGAACCTTGGCTTGGCATATTCTGCTTTCCAAATATTCGTTAGAGCCTCATAAGATGTATCAAAGGCCTTTGTAAGTTCAGTTTCTTTAATATCACCACGAAGGAACTCACAGGTATTGGTATATAGTGGTGAGAAATAGATTCCGCGCTGATGCTCGGAACGAATAAGGTCTTTTGGTATGTTTAGTTTTGTATAAGCAAATGTGTATGATCTATTCTTGTGGTCGCGCTTATATGGTTGACCACTTGGCTTCTTGGCCTGATACCACTCAAAATATTTCTTTGTGTGGTTCTTTTTGAGCCAATCACGAATATGATATACGGTATCTTTGGTTGTTTCATATGACACAGAGCCAGAAGAGAAACCCATCTTTTCCCAATGCTTGAGCCCATCATATTGACTTAGGCCACCCGCTTTGTTTTTACCATACAAAGATGTAGTCGTAACACCGGCAAGAACATCACCATATTGTTTCTTCCATTGCTTTTGAACTTCGTCAGACAGACAAAGCAAAGCAAGTAGTTTACCGCCAGCATAGTTATAGCCAAGAGGTTGAAGAGGAACAATGGTTGAACCAATAGCCGTATAGTTGATCATATGGCCTTGTGTTTTCTTGGTTCTTTCCCAGCCAATATACTTATCTCTGGGTGTCAGATCAAGGAAGTCAGATGAAATACAAATAACGCCAAGATATTTGCCTGTGCGATTATCCTTGACGATATAGTTGAGATTACGACCAATATTAGAGTTGTTCTTCATAGTGGAAGTAAATGTGCGGATACAGTTCCAGGTTACAGACAACTCTTCATCTTTTGTATAGATCATTACAGGTTCAAGTTTGGCATAGTCTTCAAAACTTTCTGGAATCCAGATATTGTCCTTGATAGAACGGATCATCAGTTCATCATCACCATTGACCATGGATTTACCAAATAGGCCATCATGGGTAGGATAGCGTTCTTGAATTTCACACCACTTTTGATATAGGGTATATTCTTCAACAGTCATATTAGAAACATTAGTAAGATCGCGGATAACAATATCACGCAAAGCATCGTCGTCTAGTGCCTTGAATGTAGATGTGTCATTTTGTTTGAGCCATGCATTCCATTGGCTCTCAAATAATGGATCAACCTTATCAGCCATAACAATTTCCTTATTATGAATATTCATTATATATCACTTTATGCTGCAAGGCTAGAGAAATTTTGCTTCTTGGCAAAACGATAAACTTTCTGGAACTTATCAAGCAACTGATCCTGTTTATGGGAAATAACGAATACATTGGTGTCTTCTACCATCGTCCACATAATCTTGATGAACTCATCTGTTCCGTTAAGGTCAAGTGAACTATCAAATACCTCATCAAGTAGGAGCAGATTGGTATTGACACTATTCCGCAT